GTGAAGAACAGAGCATTAGGATCTGTGGCATATACTGAGAGCGTGGAAATGGTAGAGAAATTAACTTTTGATCCTCTCCAAGCAGTTTCAGTAGATCCTGCTGTGAACCAGATGGGTCCTGAAGATGAGCTAGCTATTCGTATGTTTACCAACAAAGAATCTTTATTCTCTACTGTCTATTGGTCCTCAACTGATGCTGTGAACGACGTTATATTTTGGACAAACGTTACTCCAAATATCGTAAGGTACACAACAATTGCGACTGGCGCAAGAATTTGTATGTCATCTATTGCCTACGCAGCAATGCCCTTCAAATATTGGAGTGGCTCACTGGTTTATCGTTTTCAATTTGTTGCTTCCAAGTTTCACACTGGGAAGTTGCGAATAACATACGAACCACTGGGCCATGCATACAGTAGCGCAAATTACAACACCACATACTCTCAGATTATTGATCTAGACGGTACTGCAGACGTAACATTTGTTGTTCCATGGGCTCAAAGTACTCCATATAAGCTGGTAGGTGAAGCAGATCGAAATAATTATTTTATTCCGCCAGCGGGGGTATACAATTACACGCCAACAGAGCATAATGGTATACTATATGTTACAGTTCTGAATCCTCTTATGTCACCTGATGCTTTGAAGGATATAAGTATCAATTGCTATATTCGAGGTGGAGAGGATTTTGAAGTTGCGGTGCCAGATGCCCGTTTCACCTCACTTAATGTTCAACCAGCAATAGCATATGCTTCTGTGGGTAATGCTACACTAGCACCAGATAAGCTTGCTATGCTTTTTGGTGAACCTATGGAACCCTCAGAGATAGCCCTAAAGCAATCTGTGTTCTTTGGTGAATCCATCAATAGTTTTAGATCCTTATTGAAGCGTTATGCACATTTCGATACGCGAATTGGGTCTAGAAGCACAGCTCTAACCTCTTATACCACCAGTGATGTATATTACCTCAATTTTCCCTCTCCAGGGGGTTTTCGAAATAACTATTACACCTCTACCATTGCATCTGCGACAGAGTATCCGTATAGCTTTGGTGGAACAAACCTATTATCCTATATTTCACTTGGGTTTCTGGGTCGTCGTGGGGCTATTCGCTTTAAGTTTACTCCTAAGAGTACATTTACTCAAGTACTACAATTCACTGTAGCACGTGATT